CACCTATTGCGCTAATTCATATGTATGACAACGGTGAATCAGACTGGAAGTTAGTAGCGGCATTGGAGAATGATAGATTTGAAGAATATGATGAGGCTATTTTAGGTTTTTTACGATCTTATAAGAAAGGTGTGAAAATTAATGGATATACGACAGACCCCAAAGCGATTCAGGCGACACTGGAGAAGGCTAAAAAATCGTTCCTTGATAACAACAAATAGCTGGCTGTTAGGTGCTGTAACAGCATTTATTGTTATTTGGTTGATGGGTGGGTTCGATAATTAAGATAACTATGGTATAAATTGTCGTGTAGACTATCCGTTCATATCTAGTTCATTATATGGAATAATCCCAATGAAGTTAAAATTGACTTTAACTACACCCTTAGCAGGTATTGTATAGGTTTCATTTGAGACTTTCATTTGAGGTACCCAGAAAATATCAGTATCAGATCTTCGATCTCTTACACGAAGAGATATATAAGGTGCATGTAAAATTTGATTGATCTTAGTACGAAGCTCGTAACCCTGTAAACCACCAGTAAGTTTTATCCGAAGCCCATTGACCGTACCCTTAACGGTAACTTGTGTGGTCGTAATTTCTTGTGCATATGGGCTATCGATACCAAAAATACTATTTTCACCGTAGTCGTTAGTCCAGGTAATAGATTGCACCTCAGGGTATAGCTTTCCACCTACATATAATTTACATTCTGCCCCTTTAAGTGTTACTGGTGCTGCCATTTAATCCTCTAAAATAATGAATCTGTAGGGTCTTGACCCCAAATGTAAAATTTTTCAGAATTATTCTCATCCCCCCACTTACCCAGACCCTTATCTTCAGGGTAGAGAATAAAAAACACAACGTTTATACCGGTAGCCGCTACAAGTTTTAGAATTTCTTCGGCGTATAACCTACCAGATACAATATCTGTCAAATAAAACCCATAATCAGTCCCATCTTTATCTGGGTTAAGGGCAAAGTTTTGAGATACCAAAGCCACATCGGTTCCGGCTGAGTGTACATTTTGAAATTTATAAGACGGATCTACAATAATAGTTGTAGATGATGGACTTGCTATATATGGTATCGGACCTTCTTCCTTGCTAGTTCCAAAACCAAGTATAATATGACCTTCTTTGTCGGGTATAGGTGTTGCATCGTCTACTTCAATAATACGTGATGTACTTGAATCAATAAGTGAAGTAGTAGCAGCCTCTTCACCGCCGATAGTAAATGGTTTTGAGGTATCGAATACGTACGGCCCTTCATTACCGTCGCCAGAAGCTCCGCTTTCGTGGATATGTGCAGAACCAATTCTCTCACGTCGAACAACTCTAGTTGTCGCTGGTGCGAAAATTTCAATAGTTCTCGATTCTGTCTGGTAAACTGCGGCAAAATTGGTCTTATTATTTAAAGTCTGTCTTTTAGGGTTGAAAAATAAGATTGCATCTGTAGTGCCCTGTATTACAACTTCAGCGACACCATTTGGATTTTCAAACTCTATATAAGATTCATTGATTAAACCACCCTGTACGGCTGTAATAGTAAACGTACCTTGATTACTACTATTAAAGGCCGACCCGAAAATATTTACATAATCATTAATTTTAACTTTACCTAGAGTAGGGTCTGCTCCACCAGTCCACGTAGCCCGAATAGACCCACCAGCAATCTGGGTAAGTGTCCATTGGGTGGTGATATCTCCAGCAACAGACCTAGCTTCTGGAAATTTAAGAACGTTTTGCGCTCTTCCGCCTAGAACTCTAACTGTAGAAGAAGGCCCATCTGTATCGGAAATTAATCTAACAAAACCACCTGCACCATCATCTAGTGCAAGGGCAGATCCACGTCTACCTAGACGACGGATTTCACGAGTTATAGAATCAGCCACTTCCTGTGCAGTAGCGGCTGAAATACTTGCAAATTGACTGGTTTTAAAATTAACCTCTATCTCTTCTTCATCGTCAAACTGAATAATAAGGGTATCGCCATCGGTTAAGGTATAAGTTTCAAGTTCAGCAGAATCAGTCGTAGCTCGTGTAAACTCTTCCCCATACATAATACGGAGAATATTGAGCATTAAGTCTCTTACTTGCTTACGATTTGAGATTTCAATACCGATCTCTCGGAATGTTTCATCAGAAAGTCCTACATTATCAGGTCGGGTGATTTGCCTATCTGCAAGACGAGCGTCTAGAAAACGGCCTTGAGCCTTAACGATATAAAGCGAATCGTTTACCGCCTCAACGTTAGTAATAAGGTGACAAGGACCGCTAGCTAAAGAATCGATAATTACATCGGTTTTTTTACCTCTAATTTGAGGATTGAGATAACTTCTAAGTCTTTCTCTTTCTTTAGCTAATCTATCTGAATCACTATCTGAATTAGACAAATTAATCTCCGATTTTAGACACGGTTATATCGTTAACTATATCTTGAATAAAAGGTTTTTCGGATGGGTTTATGACGATTACATCATTTTGAGGATCGTAAGTGGGTGAACTAATAGAAACAGCTTGAACACCACTGATTGAATTAACTGTAGATATAATATCTGAAATTGCGATAGATACGCCGATTGGACTGGAGTTAATTAAAGCACCAATGTTATTCCTAACTTGCTCAGCAACTCGTATGAACGGAATACCTGTATTTACTCTTATATTAATAGAAATTAAAATCCGTCTAATCAGGGGTGTGTTGGGAAAAATCTCAGCACCAGCAGCCGCAACACCAGGGAAAGTTACATTATCCCTTGGATCTCCATAAACAATTTTATTGACCTGTCTAATAAGGCCTGTGTGATATTTGTAACTATCAAATCCGGTCACATTTGTAGTACTGTATCCCAGTTTAGATTGGGCGCTGATCAAAATAGAACCTACTTCTACAATCTTCTCAAACTGATCTTTAGTATCAAAAATCAGATTGATACGTTGATTATTTGCAGGATCAACCGCTCTTCCGTCAATTTTCTTATATCCTGTATACGGAACGCCTTCTTGTACAAAAACTTCTACAAAAAGTTCGTTAAGCTGTACGTTAGTTTGCGAGGTCAAAATATTATCTACAACAATTTTAGTTTTGGACATCACGCGTGTAACATTGTATGTACCTTGGTTGGCATCGGTAAGAACATCACCTGAAATAACAAATTGATCGCCAGGGACAGTGTTTTCGTATGCACTAAATTGCATGGCTGGTATTTGGGCTTCTAGAACATCGCCTGTTATAGTAACGCCAGCTTCGGCGACACCTTGGGAATTTGCAAGGCGAATATAGTTGTCGCCACTATCGGTACACATAAAGGTACCTTGATTGGCGGCGGCAAAATCTGTTCCAACAGTAACCTCGTCTCCCATTCTAGCGTTCTCTAGAGTAGGTTGAGTTCCGTTGGAGTTCCAAGAAATAGTCATATCACCAGCGACAGTTACATCAAATTCAGTTGTGGTATCAAAACCAAGACTTCTGAGGTTATCAGCAACTAGAACCCTCTCTTCGATAGCCGCAGTATTTTCTATATATATACTATTCTCATATCTACGGACAACTCTAAATTGACCTTGGTTAAGTGTGTTAAACGGCGCTCCAATAGTAACAGTATCACCCTCTCCCACCTTTGTGGTAAAAACTAAGTCTCCAGCCGCTACAGCCGCCGATGCTGCTGTGACTGCTGCATCATTGTCTACACGAACTGTAAGGCCATCATCTGAGACACCTACTACAGTAAAAGTTCCATTATTGACCGTATCGGTAAAGTTTTGGATAACGAGTTTATCCCCAAGAGACACTTCCGCAAAATTTCGAGCTAAGGATGTAATAGTGTAATCGGCTGTCCCGTCGCTATTGGCAGTGACGGACATATTACCGCCAACAGAATCATTAAACTCTACTGTTTTAGTAAATGCAGGATCTCCACCTGTAGTTCCGTTCCAAGAGATGTTCACAAGAGAACCGTGTTTTTCTACATGAAAAACTCTACTTCTAGACCTAAAATGATTTCGACTCTGCCCAAAATATCTATCGGTAATTTCCTGATTTGAAAGTTCGATAATAGATTCAGTAGCTGTAGGTTCGTTTGGATCAATTGTGACTTGCGTAGTAGTACTTATGCCCAGGATTTTTTTCTGTGCATTAGTGGCTTTTAAGCGTACCCAGCTTCCAACATTCATGCCGGATGCGTTTGCTCGTTGAATACTGGTTTTCATCAAATCTGTATCAACAATAGTACTGGAAGTACCTATAACAAGAGCTTCGGCGGCGTTACCTGCACCGCCAGATATCTTAATAGCTCCGCTTGACCCAAGAACCTGAGTCGCAAGCTGTAAACGCTCATTGCGTTCAGCCGTTGAGATTTCACCTAGTGTTTTGAAACCAGTAACAGCAAGTACGTTAAAGAAATCTACAAGATGAGAGATTACTGTAGGGATAAGTCTTACCTCTTCACCGTTATTAAAAGCATATGCATTTGCAGTATTAGTACTAAAACTCGAAAGCGTTAAGGTTTCCTTGAATTCAAACTGAGCAGCAGGAGCTACAGCATCTAGATCTGTTGTAGAAATCCAGTTAATACCATCAACAAGGGTTACAGCTTCTGAGTTGGCCGCAAAATCATTGTCTTCATATGTACTTTTATTAATTACACCTGCTCCAGAAGTACCGTTATCATCTAAAACTTCGGATGTAATCCAGTCAGAAAGATTACCGGTAACATGATCTACAATTTCTTGTGCAGTAGTATCATTATCTTCAAAAAGAGAAATAGTATTAGTTGTAAGAGTTGCAACGCCAGTCTCAACTACGGCAGTACCGTTAGGTCTACGGACTGTAAATGAAGTAGCAGTTACGGCTGAAATTCTAAAAGTACCGGTATTAGCAGAATTAAAATCCCCACTATTATTAATGGTTACATAATCACCGGGCGCTAAAGTTGTCATTGCAGGGTTGGTCCCTGTTGTATTCCAGGTGTAAGTAACTTCTTCCACACCTGCTACAGGAGTATTTGGGGTGACTGTAATATCCCATTCAGTCGTGCCATCTATATTGTTAGCGACAACTGCGCCTGATTTAAGTGAAATTCTTACTCTAGTCTTATCTGTAACAGTTACTAGACTAGCCAAATCCTGGTTTGCGGAAACAGGATATGTATAGCCCACATCTACATTTTCACCTGCACGACCCCATTCACTAGCTCTAAAAAGCACAGCATCTTCATCGACTGATCCGCTTGGATCAATAGCATTTTTAGCTTGCATCAAGGCTTTATAGTTTTTAAAACTGTATTCAGTGCCAAAAAAAGTTTCAAATTCTGTAGTGGCACCTGCTTCAGTATCGTAAGCTCTAAATTCATTAGCGTTAATAGGCTGAGTAGTATTTGTAATTGCCCGTCTAAACAAGTTAACAGGAAAGGTTTTCTCAGAAGCGTTACCGTCTAGAACAAAAGTAATATCGTCATTAAAATCAAAATCAAGCGGATTTGTAAGATAGTATCGATCGTTAACTCTAATTCTACGAATTGTCTTCGATTGATCTATATCTACAGTAGTTCCACCAGTAATATTGTCAATTTGGACACATTCGTCATATGCCTGAGCATCTTCAATAAACGTGCCAGCACTTAAATATGGGTTTTGCATACAAACGAGTACGTTTGGGTCTACTCCAAGAGCAGTTAAATCTATTGAAGACTCAAAATCAGCAATTGAGGAATCTGGTGGGTTTGAATTCCTATCTTGAGCCATTGTACTGTGGATCATCAATGGAAATCTAGTTGCAGATAGGAAGGTATTTGTTAAAAAACCAAAATGAGAGAAATTGGTCGTACCTAGACTACCTTCTTCAAGGTTGATACCCTTAGCCCCATCATTAAAGGTAAATAATAAAATACTTCCGTTAAAATCCTTATTTTCAGTTGCAAGAATTAAAATTTCATTGTTTTCAGTAGAAGCCTTTACCCCTAAAAGTTGATTTTGTAAATTTGTTGCG